ATAGAATTGTATATCATAGCTTGCCATATCTATATAATTTTCCCACCTAATATCACTAGTACCATTAAGCCTAACTACTGCCTTCAAACCTTTACGTTTACAGTAAGCTTGAAACCTAGTTAGGTCTTGGTTTAACTGCCTTAGAAACTCCTCTCTATGGTCTCTCCATAAGATTGTCTTACGTTTTCTAGCTTGTTGAACATTGTTAAATGCTCCACGTCCTGCAGAAAACAAACAACCTGCCTTGCAACCTGCCATTACTGCCATAGGACAAACATTTATCCCATCTACAATATCTGCAGGTGCTAGATATAAGATTGCTGTTAGGTACTCACTACCATCACCTTTAACAGTCTTGGCATTAGTACCTACTCCAAGTAAGTTTAGTTTTATCATTAGTCTTGCCTCCTAGTTGTTACTAGGTACAACGTTATATTAAACGTTGCACTAGGTCAAGATAATTATGAAACAATATCTGCAGTACCTCCAAACTTTCTAGAAGCTAGAATTGGAACAGATACATAGTAGCTTTTTTTGCCCATATGAATCCCCTTAAACGTGCTACCGTTAGTAAACTCCCATCTAGATTTATACAGTCTAGAACGTGAAGCTAGGACGATTAAAGGTACGTTGAACAGTCTTACAGTTTTAGTCTTAAACATAGTTTTATACTCCTTGTTATAGGTACATCATTGCACCTAGTAACAACTAGGATTTGTCTTGTCATCGACTCCTCCTAGTCTTGGCTAGAACTACGACCCACCTTTACACTACTAAAGGATTTTATAGGTTCTATAGCTTGCCCTTGCACAAACTTGGGAACTCTCTTGGCTAATGCCTATTTGCTTTTCTTATTCTTAAACTCTAATCTTTTATCTTTAACTTGTCAAACTTATTTTAACTTTTCTTTAACTTTGTTTTAAGAAGGTTGTTAATCTAACGTTTATCTTAAAACTTAACTGAGTTTGATTTGTTTTAGTGCAGTTAAAAGGCTTAGTTTCTTTTGCTTTCAAGAGACTGCTGTTATCTGTCATTCTCAATTGTTTATATTATATTCATACTTTTTAAATTAAGTAAAGCATAAAATAAAAAAAAGTTAAAAAAAGTTAAAGTTTTTTTTTGTATTATATAGTATCGAAAAAGAATAGATAGAGAGAGACATAAACATGTGATAAAAATGTCACACATGTTGCACTTATGTCACACATGTTTCCAGCTGGTGTTGAGTGTGTTAAAAATGTCACACAAGTGTTGCAAATGAGCCACATATTTAAAGGTACGTGTTCCTTTTTTTGCGTGTGCGTGGGGAACTTGGGCGAGTCCTCTAAGTTAAATACTGTTTCAGATTTTTCTACCAAAATACAACCAGTATCTTTAACTCCTAGTAGCAGCAGTAGGTCTAAACACTGTCAAACAAGTAAAACTCCCTTAAACAATGGATATCTGACCAGTGTATAAGTTATATATGTGAAAGGGAGTCTATCTTGGTTGTAACTTTAGAACTCAATCCAACTCTGTTGAACAGGTTTTTCCTTGCTCATATTGAGGTTTGACATGAATTTATCTAGTTCTAAGTCTAATAGTTCTTCTTTTCTGCTTCGTATTTCTGTATCTGCATCAGCAGCCATCTGGTCAACCCAGTATTGGACTGCCATAGCAAGTACGTCAAGCCTGTCATCATGTGCTAAAGCTCCTCTAACCTTAGTTATACGTGTCATTTGATACGTTAACATGTACTTAATACCTACATCAGGTGGCATAGACTGTACACTGTCATAGTCTTTTTGTATTACTTTAGGGTCTATAACAAGTCTATGCTGGTTCATAACAGGCTCAAGGGTGTCTATAATCCTGTTTTCCTTCTGTTTACTATGTCTAACCTCTTCTAAGGTACATGGATACGTCTTAAGCAGGTATGGCTTTAGTAGCTCAGTAAACATACCATCACCAAAGTTACTCTCAACAAGTACCATGTTAACCTTGTTTATCTTTGCTAGGTCAGTTAGGTGCTGCAGTGTACTCTCAGAGTAACCTCCTGCTACACCACCTGCATCAGTAACGTACAAGTATCCGTTTAACATCTTAACAACTGCATAAGCTGTTTCATCACTACCTCTACCTGAGGGGTCAATGGCTAACACTGAGCCTTGATAGTCTAACCTACCTATAGTATCTTCTGGTGCATAGAACTTATCACCTGCTAAACCTACGTTAGGAATGTCTAACATGGGTTTCATAATACCATAGACAACTTTCTCAGGAGCAGTATCCTTATCACAGCTATATATGATTAAGTCACTTAACTTGAGTGGATATTTGTTAGAGTCACTTAAAGATGTGTCCAACATAAACTGCAATGCAAAACCAGAACGACCATAAGATAGTTCTCTTTCTAGTAAATCTTGGTCATCAAACCGTTTAGGGTCTGTAGGAAGCCCATACAGAGCCTTTTGCTCCTTTTGGAGGGAATCATACAGGAGAGGTGCTAACCTATCCCCATAGGCTTTCTCTGCTCGTTCTAGAGTAGGATAACGTGCAGTCCATATCCTCATGTCATAACCACGACTAAGCAGTACGTTGTATAAGGACATCTCATTCTGAGGTGTACCTAAGTAAATAATCTTTCCATCAGGCTTTAACACAGCATCAAATTCTTTAACAGTCTCATACAGCTTCTCTCTCATCATGTGAGTCATAGAGTTGTTAGGAACTTCTACGTCATCTGCAATGATTATGTCTGCTCTAGAACCTGTTAGCTGTCCTGTGACCCCTACGGACTTCACTGAGGGACTTCCAGAGGCTTTGGCTGGTGCAACATCAAAAGCTATCTTAGACCACCTCTGACCGTCTCTAGCAACGAGGTGTTGGCATATAGGAAGTTCAACAATGATACGTTGTGTGAATGTTGAGAAGTCATCTGCACGTGCTTTAGAAGCTGATACAACCATAAACTTTAGTTCAGGGTTAAGTAGTAGCTGATGTACTACGTATGCAGCAGTGATGTAAGACTTACCTACACCACGAAAAGCTTCTATTATGCTACGTTTTGGACTGTTCTGTAAGTAGTGAGCTATGTCATACTGTATTGTAGTGGGTTCAGGTAAGCCTAAGTGAGACCATACAAGGTATGTAAAGTTTCTAAAATCTTTAAGTTGTTCTGGAATGTTAGTCATCGTATACAACATTTATAGGATGGTCATGTTCATCACTAGCTTTAGCCCACACAGCATTGATAGGAGCTACGTTAAACTGAAATGTAACATCTCCTATTTTATTACCAGCGACTGCACCTTCTATTTGAAATCCATCAGTAGGAGGAGTAGTATCAGTACCAAATCCTACAGTAATAGTATGAACATCTGTGTCATTCTGTATCATTAGGTAAGTACGTTGGACATTTGTGTCTATTAGTTTAGTCCAGTTACCTCCTGTTAAAGTCACTACTATATGTTTTAGTGTAGCATTTGGTGCTTCTCTCATTGTAATTTCTCTCCCACATCAAAGGGTAGTTCTTTTAGTAAACTAGCCATAGGATTGTCTGACGTTATGACATCTAAAGATGCTCCATTATCTTTAAGAAATTTAACAGCTACTGATAATTCACTAGCTGTCGCTTCTCCACTACGTACACGTAGAAGTAACTGTTCTGTTACCTCCTTGTGTAACTTGTCTATCAATTCTTTTTCAGCTGTCATTATGTTTTCTTCTTGTATTTGTCTGTTTTCTTAGGAAAACCAGCTTTCATGTTTGCGTATGACTTAGCTGATACAGTACTCTTTGACTTGGGTCTAGATATACCAAGCTTCTTTCTTTTATTTATGTTTTCATAAAGACTCATTTTTTCAACCTATAGACTATGTTAATAGCTGTGTTTGCACATACAGCCAGTAATGTTAATACTTGTAAGAATATACTTATTATTTCTACTTCCATTATTTAGTTATGCCTTTTATCTTTTCTGCAGTACGTAATCCACCTAAACCAAGCATACCAAGTAAGACAGTCATAAGACTATCCATGTCAAACACTGGTAATTCTGGAATAGTAACACCTAGATAAGCACAGAAGAACATTGTAGCAGGAGCAAAGACAAAGTGCCAACCCATTGCAGCAGCTAGTATCCAACCCAAGAAGGGTCTCCAACCTGCAACAAATAGTGACCTGTGTTTAGCTTCTTCTTTGTTTATCTCTAGTTGACCTTTTGCTAACTCCTGTGCATGTTTCTGTGACATAGTTGCAATCTCATGGGCAATCTTTTGCTTAGTGTCTGCATCTGGGATAAACTTGTCTAACAATGAAGCTACTGGTGCTATTAATGCTTGTATCATCTTGTACGTTCCTTAAATTGTTTTTCTCTTAAAGCTATTTTATACTTCATGTAAAAATAATTACTAAGTTTATTAAAGAATTTAAATATTCTTAAATAAAAGTCCATCATGTAAATTTACCTTTCTGAAGTTCAATGCATTTGTAAACAATAGGTTTCATATCTTTAAGTTCTTCTACGATATCTCTTCTCATTTCGTAAGCTCTTTCTATGCACTGTTGCTCAGTCTCTAGTTTCTTTAGTGTGTCCTCAAAAGTTATACACATCTTAGGGTCTGCTATAGCACAAGCTATAACAAGAAGTTTAAACATTAGAATCCTCCTTGCAAGAACTTAATCCAAGCGACAATACCAACTATACCTAGTATAACTAAAGCAGTGACTGTGGTTATCATTAAGTTTCTATCTTTTATTCTCTGCTGTTCAGCTAGTTCTTTTTTAATCCTAGCTCTTTCTTGGGCAATCTCTGCTTGGAGTCTTTCCCATTGTCCAGCTTTTCCAAAGTACAAGAAGGCTTTACGTAACTCATCTCTCATATCTTCTAGAGCTTCTTTCTTAAAGTGCTTTTCTATGGCTGAGTCTTCTGCAAGAGAGAACCTACTCTTCTTTTTCTGTGATTCAGCATGTTGAAGATGAGCTTCTCCTTGTGCAAATTTACCTATAGCTGTGGAAAGAGAGCTTAAATCTTTGCCTATTTTTATAGCACCCATAATAGTTTTGTGCCCAGCAGTAATTGCAGCAAAAGCTGATATGGGGTCAAGCATCTCTTTTCCTTTCTATTTCAATATTATACTTATCATTAGAGCTACGACAGTAACTGTACTAGCCATGAGCATTGCCTCTAGTCTCCAAAGTCTTTTATCTAAAGCACACAGCTTATCTTCAACTACTTTGTAACGTATTGCACATTCTTTCTCATGGGCTTCAAGCTCCAGTTGTACTTGGAGTTCAGGCTTCATTTCTAACTTCATCTGGCACAGATTCCTCTTCTTTGTTTAAGGACTGTATCAATGAGTTTGTAAAAGCATTCTGAGCTACAGTTACTTGGTCTAGTTGAAACTTTAGATTAGCACCTTTAGCTTGTAAGTCTTTTATCTGATTGATAAAGTATGTTTGGTCTTGAGTTAAATCCTCTTGATTGTACTCTTTACCATCAATGGTAATTACATTGCTCTGTTCAGTCATTACCAAGTTACTCCACTTGCTGTTGTTGGGTTTGCTTTTGCAGCTATCTGAGTAGCTATACCATCTTCTATTGATGTCACTTGCTCTGCACCAAGTGCATCCTTTGCCCATCCAATAGCTTGTGTCTCTGTGATATCTGCATATGGTGTTGGTGTACCTACAAGTGTTACACCGACTGTGCCATAAGCTGACCCTGTGTTACCATCTGCGTCTTCATCAGATGCTCTCCAGTGCAAGATAGTCACAATATCTGTGTTATCTCCCTGCACTAAGTCTCTTTCCATATTTTCTATTTTCCAAGTTACTGCCATTTTATTCTCCATTTTCTAAGGCTGTTATTCGTGCTTCTAATTCTTGTATGGTTTTTACGAGTAAAGGCACAAGTTTACTTTGGTCTATACCTTGATAGACAGGGTTGCCATCAGCATCTACTTCATTGTGTGTGCCAGTAATTGCTTCAGGTACAACTGATTGAACTTCATGTGCTAAAAAGCCATCTACTGTA